CGAGAAAGAAAGCCGTGCCGAACGGCGAAGAAAAGAAGGTGCGCAAACCGGCTCAGGGCGGCAAGTCGCGCGGAAAACGCAAGTTGACGGATGATCAAGTCTTGGCTATTGTCGCCGCATACAACGCGGGCGGCGTCACCATGACCAATCTCGGCAAGCAGTTCGAGGTCAGCGCGCCCACCATTTCCTCCATCGTCAACGGCCGAACCTATGCTTGGCTGACCAAGATCAGCCCCGCCGCTCCGGCCGAGATCGCTGCGGCAGCCTAATGCCCGCCGGCTTCTTGGTTGCAAGGGGCTGGAAGCGCTGGGTTCTCCTCCGCCTCGGGGCGGCGGCGCTGACCATGCCCTGGCGCCGCGTCTATGTTCTTGGCGAATGGGCCAGCCACGACGGTCTCATCGCACATGAGCGCGTCCACCTCGATCAGATCGAGCGCGACGGCCCCGTCAAGTTCACCATCCTCTATCTCTGGTGGCTCGTCCGTTATGGCTACGAGCGAAATCCCTACGAGGAAGAGGCCTACGCCAAAGCCCCTATCGACTAAGGAGCCATCACGATGGCAGGCAAGCCCAAAATGCCCAAGCCGCAGCCGGTCACCCGCATGCCGGTTCCCGATGACGAAGCTGCGCTCGCTGCGAAAAAGCGGGCGCAGAATGCGTTGATGGCCCAGCGCGGCCGCGAATCCACCGACCTCACCGGCGGCGGCGACGGAACCTCCTACCTGGGAAGGTGAGCCTCCATTGGCCCGCTCCTATAAAGACGCGCGCGCGAAAGAGCTGCTGGACCTCGGCAATCACCTCTTCGACAAGCGCAAGCCCAAAGACAGCCTCGACCAGGAAATCGCCTGGAACTTCTGCCCTGACCTTGCCGAGTTCCAATCACCTCTGGAGCTTGGCGAGGACTGGGCGGCTGACCGTATGGACGGCTATCCCGAGCAGGTCAGCCGCGAGCTGAGCAACCAGCTCGGTGCAAACTTGCGTCCGAACGGCAAGCAATGGTTCAAATCCTCGACCGGGGATGATGAGCAGGATGCCGACGAGGCCAATGCCAAGTTCCTGGAATATCTCGGCCGTACCATCCGGCGGGAAATCTACAAGCCCCAGACCGGCTTCGTCGGGGCGACCAAGGAGCTGGACCGCTTCTATGTGAATTTCGGTCAGGGGGTGATGTCGATCGAGGAATCCCCGACCGATCGCGATCATCTGTATTTCCGCAATCACCACATCAAGGACTGCGTCTGGCTGGACAACCAGCTCGGCCAAGTCGACCATCTGCACCGGCGCGCCAAGATGAGCGCGCGGGCAATGAAGCGCATGTTCGGCGAGAAGCGCCTGCACGAGACCATCGTCAAGGCGGCCAAGAAAGAGCCCAACCGCGAATTCGAGATCCGCTACATCACCATGCCCACCGAGGAATATAACACCTTCGGTGAGGAGGGCAGCGGCAAGGGCGCCAGCATCAAGCTGCCCTTCGTATGCTGCGTGGTCGATGTGGAGAATTGCTGCATTATCAAGGAAGGCGGCCTGCCCACCTTCAACTATGTGGTGCCGCGCTGGCAGCGTCTGGCCGGAACCCAATACGCTTTCTCGCCCGCGACCATGGCAGCGCTCGCCGACGGCCGCATGGCACAGATGCTCTCGCAGATCCTGTTGGAATCCGGCGAGAAAGCCATCGACCCGCCGATGATCGGCAAGCAGGAAGCTGTGATCGGCCAGCCCAATATCGCGGCCGGCGGCCTGTCCTGGGTCGACATGGATCACGACGCCAAGCTCACCGACGCGCTGGATGTGATCAAGCTCGACGCCGATATGCGCGTTGCTTTCCAGATGCGCGCGGATCTGCGCGAGTTGCTCTCCAAGGCGTTCTTCATCGACAAGCTGACCCTGCCGGAAGCCTCGATGAAGGAGATGACCGCGTTCGAGGTCTCGCGCCGGCTGGAGGAGCATGTCCGCAACCTCCTGCCGATCTTCGAGCCGATTCAGGTCGAATATAACGCACGCATGCTCGACATCGTGTTCGCGCTGCTGGTCAACATGAAGAAGATCGATTTCGGCCGGATGCCCGACGGGCTCTCCGATGTCGACACGATGTGGGAATTCGAAACCCCGATCCAGACCGCCGAGAGCCGGCTTCTGGTCGAGCAGTTCCTCGACACCTGCAATGTGCTCACCGTCGGCGCCCAGACCGAGGCCGCTGTCGGCCAGGCCAGCGGGACGATCCCGATCCACTTCGACAAGGGCCTACGCGATGCCGTGCGCGGCGTTGGCGGCCCGGCGGCTTGGCGCAAGACCCAGGAAGAGCGCGACGCCGACGCGGAAGCCTCAGAGCAGGCCATGGCCACCCAGGAGACGATGGCCATGGTTGGTACGGGCGCGGGCGTCGCCGAGCAGGTCGGCAAGGCCGGGCAGTCGCTCGGGCTGATCACGCCTCCGGGCAAGGCGGCAGCCGCACAGGGCGGAGCAGGCGCCCCCGCGCAGGCGCCGCAAGGAGCGGGTCCCGCCACGACACCAATGCCGCTTCCTGGCGGCGGGCAGGCGAATATCCCGGCAGGCATCGATATGGGCGGCGCGCTTGCGGCGCTCGGCGGCGGGGCCGGAGGAGGATCGGAAGACATGGTCGCATCGCTCAGCGCCGAGGTCCAGGAACTGCGCATGATGCTGCGCCGCATGGCGATGCAGATGTCGAATATCGAGGACGCGGTGACGCGTCCGAAGAAAGTTCGCATCGACAAGGACAAGAATGGCAAGATCACTGGGGCGTCGATTTCTTCCGGCGGCCGGGATATTATTGAAGGAATCGCCGCATGAGCAAATCGAATACTTTCGAGAATGACTTTTTGTCGCTCGTCCTCCAGAGTATTAGCATCTCCAGCCTCGCTGTCGCCAGCACTGGGGTCAATGCCATCTGGGCTTCGCTGCACACCGCCGACCCCACCGACGCGGGCACCCAGGGCAGCGGCGAAGCCAATTACGGCAGCTATACCCGCATCGCGGTAACGCGATCCACGGCCGGGTTCGTCGTCTCCAGCGGCTCGGCTTCGCCGGTTGCAGCGATCACCTTTCCCGAGGCCGCTTCCACCACGACAATGACGCTGACGCATTGCGCGTTTGGCGAGGCTTCAGCGACGACCGGGGGCAAGATCTATTGGTCGGGGACGATTTCTCCCCAGATTGCAATCGGAGCGGGAGTCCAGCCAAGACTCACAACCGGAAGTAGCATCACCGAGGACTGATCCCTCTCATGGCCGTCGCCATCAGCCATACCGCCAGTTTCGAATACACGGCCGTTGATACGGACCATGATGAAGCTGGTGTGGCGATCGGTTCGGCGTCGGCGGATCGTCTGGTTTTTGTCATGGTCTCCGGTCTGGTTGGGTTGACCGGCGAAGACATCAACACCATGACGATTGGCGGCATCACCGCTGCCAGGGTGCGTCGCGATCAATTCACATATGCCGGTCTGGGGTTCTTCGCCAGTCTTGAGGTCTGGTGGGCGCAGGTGCCGACCGGCACGACGGCAACCATATCGTTTGCTCACGATGCCAACTACTCCAACGCAAAATTCTCTGTTTATGCTGTAACCGGGGCCAATACGCCTTCCCCGATATCCGATCACGACTTTGCCACCCGCTCTGATGCGTTGACGAACGCTCTGTCGGTCAGCGTCGATGTTCCGGCAAATGGCGGAGCGATCGGCCTGGCCTCTGGCGCAATTCGCACGACATCGGTTACAGCCGCATGGACCTATCTTACCGAAAATCTCGATAACGATCTCAATCTTGGCGGCGTATTCCTTGGTTTCTCTACGGCAGCGGCAATAACATCCGGCGCCGCCGCAGGGCAGGCGGTTACGGCGACGCTTACGGGAACAGGGTCAGGTCTGGGCGATGAGCGCGGGCTGACGGTTGTAACCATCGCCGCCTTTGCCGCCTCGGATTCGGACGCATCGACATCTGGCACAGGCGCGGCAACTGGCGCGGCGCGTGCGGTCGCCTCAACGCCAGCATCGCTGAGCGGGACCGGCACGCTGAGCGGCGCCGCCAGGTCAGTCGCCACATCGGTTGCCTTTGCGTCGGGAACCGGAACGCTCACGGCTGAAGGTGAGGCGGTCTCCGAAAGTGCGGCGGCGAGCGCCGCCGGCGCTGGAGATGTGACAGCCTCCGCCGCCGCTGTGGCCTCGTCCGCTTGGTCAGCCTCCGGCAGCGGGACATTGTTGGCGGTCACCGACACGCCGGGGCTTGTTCCTGGCTCGGTGACGTTCCCACCGGTTGGCGGCGGGGGCGGATTTGGTCCATCGGACTATCGCCCGGACAAACAGCGTTTCCGTACCCGCAAGGACAAGTCCCACCCCAAGGTCATCACGGTCCGCATCGGCAATTGGCCGGAAGACCCACAGATCATCCTGGAGCGTCGTGAGCAGGCCGAGCGCGATGAATTCTACCAAAGCTTTCCCGACGCGCCATTTGAAGAGATCGTCGAATCGGGCGATGATGAAGAGGCGATTCTGCTTGCTATCCTGGCGGTAGCAGCTTGACATCGCTGTCGAATTCAGTCTTATACTGGAATATTCCCCAATATGTGGCTTCCAAAGAAGCACCCATGGCTCCCCCCAGATCATGATGACGCGACCGTTTATGCGGTCCGCGCGCTAGCTGAGGGGCTCGCCAATGACAGTCAGCAGAAGCTCGCTTGGCGTTATCTCATGTATGTGACGGGAGCGAGCGAAGAGTTCGCCGACCTGTCATATCGGCCTGACACTGAGGGGGGCAGTCGCGACACCGCCTTCGCCGAGGGCAAGAGGTTCGTCGGTATGATGATCCGCAAGCTGCTGCGCGGCGAGTTCACACCAAAATCTGAGGCAACGGCCGCCCCGGAAAGTGTCCGCGAGCGGCTGCGCCAGCGCCGATCTGGATAATCCACCCCAATGGCCGTCACTCGGATATACACGGCAGCGGAAGTTTCTGGCGGCAACATTGCCGTGCCTTCCGACTATGATCCGAGCAATAATTCCTGGCACGCCATTGGCGGATCGCCTGCTGCTGCTGACCCCGGCGCGGTTGGCGGCGGCGGCGTTGGCGGCGGCGCCTGGTCGAGAACTGACAATTTAACGCTCACCCCCGGCGGCACCGCGTCGGCCCAGATCGGTCTTGGCGATGTCTGGGTTTCCAATACAGGCAGCGCGCCGACATCGACATCTGAAGGTGCGCTCGCCAAGGGGGCTACCACAAATAGCGGCGCAACGGCCGGGAACGGTGGCGCGTCTGGGGCGTGCATCGGCCATGCGGCAAATTCTGGCGGCAATGGCGGTGGCGGCGCAAGCGCGACGAACGGGGCTGGCGGCGGCGGCGGCGGTGCGGGCGGCCCAAGCGGCGTGGGCGCTGCTGGCGGTGCGGCGAATGCCACTGCGGGCGGAGATGCGGGCGGCGGCGGCGGCGCGAACGGCGGCAGCACGGGCGGCGCCGGTTCTGCCACTTCTCCCGGCGGCGCTGGCGGCAACAATCGTCTCGGCGCTGGCGGCGGAGCTGGCGGCAACAATGCGGCGGCTGGCGCAGGGAGTAACGGCGGCGGCGGCGGGGGCGGCGGCGGGACGGGGACCAACCCGGCGTCAGATGGCGGCGCCGGCTCCATGGACGCTTTGTGGACCGATGATAGCGGCGGCCCCAACAACGGACAAACGGCTGGGCCGGGCAGTGGTGGGGGCGGGTCTCCGCGCACCAATCCGGCGGGTCAGGGTGGCCTATATGGCGGCGGCGGCGGCGGGTCGGGCGAAGATTCTACCGTGCATGCTGCGGGCCGCAACGGCGTGCTGGTTCTTATCTACGAACCGGCGGGCGGCGGCGACGACGCGGCCGCATCCACAAGCGGAACTGGCCAGGCATCGGGTCAGGCGGCCGCAACGGCGGCGACGGCAGGGCAATCCACGGGGGCCGGAGCGGCCACAGGCCAGGCAGCATCAGTTGCCTCAACGGTCTTCAGCATTGCTGGGTCTGGAAATCTTGAGGCTGTGGGGCAGCTTGCTCCCAAGGAAGCTGCGGCATTTCTGACAGGGGCAGGCGCTGCTTCGGGGGGTGGCGCATCGATCGCCGCAGCGCTTGCGTTCTCGGCCGGATTGGGGGTTGTTGACGCCGAAGGCGCAAGCGAGCAGGCTGGCGGCTTTGTCGACGCGGCGTTCTCCATGGCTGGGTCCGGGGAGGTCAGCGTTGTCGCCGCAAGCATTGCGCGGGCGGAGGCCGCAGCGGTGGGGGTCGGCGTGGCGGAGGCGGAGGCGGCAAGCCTCGCTTCATCGGCCGCAATGGCAGAAGGCGCCGGGGTGGCCGATGGCGTTGGTGCAACCGGCGATGAGCCCGTTGAGGAGCCATCTCAGCCAGAACAGGATCTTGGGGGAGGCGCGGGAGCGCTACATCCCGATCTGGCCGCGCCGAAGAAGAGGCGCAAGCCCCGCATTATTCGCCAGGGTGAGGCTGATGGTCAATCCGTCGCCGACCAGGCTGAAAGCGATTTCCACACCCTTTGGGAAGCGGTGAGAATCAGAGACAATCCCAAGCGGCTCGAAGCCGTCGCCAAGAAGCGGGCGGCGATGATGGCCGACCTGGAGCGGGCAACCCTCATTCGCAAGGCAAGCTGAAGCCCATGAACGCTTACACATTTGGCCCGGCGCCCAAGCCACTTTCCAAGAAGGAGATGGCCGATATCGAGGCCGATCTTGCGGCGGAGCGCGATCTGAGCACGCTGGTTGAGGCGGCAAAGATTCGCAAGGACCAGACGCGCTTCAATGCGGCGCTGGAAAAACGGGAGAAAATGCGGGCGGAACTTGAGCGGATTGACCCGCTCGCGCCGCTATCCGCCAAAACGGAATCCACATGACCGACGCACTGCTGACACAGAAAGACCTGGAATTGCTCGACACCGAATTGCCGGCCGATGACAAGGGCGGCAAGGATGCCGTAGTCGAGACAGAGGCTGCAAAAGATGCAGTCGTCGAGAAGGACGCCCCCAAGAGCGACGGCCTGTTCGATGGCATCGATGACGACGATGGCAAGGGGGAGGGCAAAGAAGCTGTCGCCAAGGATGGCGACGACAAAGCCAAGCCCGCCGACGAGGACAAGGGCAAGCCCGAAGACAAAGACGGAGAGGGAAAGAAGGACGCCGCCGCTGAAGATGCGGGTTGGCGCGAGCGGGCAACCGATAAAATCCTCGCCCCGCTGAAGGACAAGCTCTCCCAGGCCAAGTTCGAGAAGCGCCGCGAGCAGCTCCTCACCCAGTTCAAGCGCTACAAAACCGCCGACGACGCCGTTATCGCGGGCGTCATGGCTCAGGAGAAATTGCGCTCGGGCGAGCACCGCAAGCTCGCCGACGGCGCGTCTCCCGAAGAAGCCGCCGCTTGGCGCAAAGAGAACGATATCCCGGAAGAGGCGGCGAAATACGATATCCCCGCGATCCCCGGCCATGCCTGGAAAGAGGCCGACGAGCCCATGCTGAACGGCTTCAAGGCCGCTGCGCATGAGGCCAATCTCCCCCAATCCGCCGTCAATCGCCTCGCCAAATGGTATGTAGAGCAGCAGCAGAACAGCGAAGCTGAATATGATAGCAAGCTGAAGGCTCTCGACCGCGAGGACAAGGAAGCCTGTCACGACGCGATCCGGACCGAGCTTGGGGTTGCCGAGTTCAAGCCTTCGATGAAGATCATGCAGCGTTTGCTCGAAGACGACGAAGTATTCGGCGACGGGGCGGCTGAAAAGATCTTGTCGGCGCGGTATTTCGACGAAGAATCCGGCATGTGGCGCCGGCTGACATCTCTGCCCAATATTGCGCGCGGATTGATCGGACTGGCGACGGAGCGCTACGGCGAAGGCGCGATGGCTTCCGGGGATGGGCGGCCAAGCGTTTCAGCCAATCGTCTCGACGAGATCGATAAGATCATGAATGCCGATTATGACCGCTATGTCCGCGAGGGCCTTGCCGATGAGGCGATGGCCATCCGGCGGAAGCAGCAGGAGAAAGTCGACAGGCGCGCATCGCGCGGTATGCGTTAATCCGTTGATATTACTAAAATTACCCGAGTTGCGAATCGTTTTTCAGCGCGGCTCGGGTAATCAAAGCATTTTCAATCACTTAATTCATTAGTCGCTTTTTAAGCTGACATTCGGACCACAGGCGGCCACCCTGCCTCCCCGGCAGCCCCGCCAAAGGTCTAGCGCCTCCCCCGCCTACGGAAAGCCCCGAACCCTTCGCCTCCAGCGGCCTCCATCTCTGACGAGCGATGGACCACCCCGCAAGCATAGGCGCAACAGAGCTTCGGCCACCCTGATCCATAAGGCTCAAACAAAATAATCGCAACAACTCAGCAAGGACAACTGAAATGGCCGATAGTGCTTTTCAGACGCAATACAGGGCTGAGCATATTAGCGCGTTTGAGCAAAACTTCTCTGTTCTTCGCACTACTTGTGTTCAGGAAGCAGTAATCAAGGGCAATACTGCCGTGTTTCTTGTGAGCGGCTCTGGCGGACTTTCCGCCGTGACTCGCGGGCAGAACGGCATGATCCCCTACAGCACCGTCGAGAACGTGCAGAACTCTTGCACCTTGCAGGAGAAGCACGCCCCCTACGAGCGAACCAACTTCAACATCTTCGCTTCGCAGGGCGATCAGCGCCGCATCATGCAGCTCGCGTCCGTTGCGGTTCTCAACCGCGACATCGACCAGGTGATCCTGGACGAGCTGGACACGGCGACCCTCACGACCGGCTCGGCGACGACCGCCAACCTCAACCTCGTGATCAAGTCCCGCGTCATCCTCGGTAACAACGAGGTTCCGATCACCGAGGAAGATAACATGTTTGCGGTCATCTCGCCAGCATTCGAAGGTTATCTGATGGGGGTGACCGAGTTCTCCAGCGCCGATTATGTCGAGGTCAAGCCCTTCGTGGGGCCGGCCAAGCGCATGCGCCGCTGGGCGGGCGTGAACTGGATCGTGCATCCGAACGTTCCCGGCGTCGGCACCTCCAGCGAATCCTGCTTCATGTACCACAAGAACGCCATCGGCCATGCGGCCAACTCGAAAGAGATGAGCGTGCTGGTGGACTATGACGGCAAGCAGGATCTCTCCTGGAGCCGCGCGTCGCTCTTCCATGGCGCCAAGAAGCTACAGAACAGCGGTATCGTGAAAATGGTTCACGATGCTTCTGCCTATGTAGCCTCCTAAGCCGCTCACTGATCCAACAACTGATTAGCGAGCAAAGGAGCTAGAATCATGGCTTACTCAACTGCAAATCGGCCCTACCTGATTGTTCCGGCCATCGCCGGCGGGTTCGGGGCGACCATCGTGAACGGCGTTGCCGGGTCTTCGGATTGCGGCGGCAATGTTTGGGCGTACCGCTCGACCAATACGGTCGCCGAGGCAATGGCGACCGGCTTCTTCAGCGATGGCTTTAAGATGGGGCTGCGCAAGGGCGACATTATGTTCCTTGCGAGCTACACCACCGCGCTCGCGGTGTCCTCTGGGGCCATCGGGATTGTCACCGCTTCCGTCACCTCTTCGGCGGCAACGGTCGGCGTGCTGTTCTCCTCCTCGACCTAATCTCCGGGTCGGGGTCACTCGGCCGGCTGGGTCCTCCGTGCTCAGCCGGTCTCCCAACCTGAAGGACTCACATGACTGAGAAATGCCTGTCTGCGAAGGCCCTGGGGAATCCGGCCCTTTCTGAGCAGCACTATTCGACCTATTTCGAATACATTCCCGACGACGTGTCCTACGAGGACTTGTTCCACCCGGCCTATTGGCGGCACCATGTCGGCAAGCTCAAGCCGCTGGCGATAATTCGCACACGTCGCACGGATGGCCTGTTCGATGTTTTCCTCACAGTGCGCTCGTCCGTTGCCGGCGGCGTGGTGATGGAGTTTCATTCTGGCCGCCCACCGCGCGGCGTTGACCCCTACAAGGTCGAGAGCGATGCTCGCGCCGAGGCGCTGAAGATCAAGGTCGCCCCGATCGACGGCAATGGCAAGCCGGTGATTCGCGTCGAATACACCCCCAAGACCAAATGGCGTGTCATTGGCCTTGGGTCGCAGGAGATCGAGCGCGATCTGCCAAGCCGCGACCATGCCGAGACGCGCATGAACATCTATCTCCATACCATCAACATGCGCAATCCCACCGAGGAAGAGCTTCTCGCTGAGATGAAGCGCCGCACGGATGCCGCTGTCGTGGCGCAGAAGGCCGCGGCCCCGGCCGCTTAAGGAGGAAATCATGAAGGTCACGCGTCCGTTCGACCCCAACGGCTTCTTCTATGGCCCTGGCAAGGATAAGGCCGGAATGCGCTGCGTTGGGAAGATGTCGAAAGAAGAGCTGCGGCAGGCCCTCTGCCGCAGCCTTGAATTCAGGCATGCGCACGACACGTGGCGTGTTGCATACACGCACAAGAGAGAGATGGAGGAGGCTGTCGTCAGCTCCTTCTTCGCCTCTAAGCATTAAGGGGATCGGCGGTGGCTCAGAAGCTCGATGTCTATAATGAGGCGCTGCTGCATCTGAAGACGCGGCGCTTGCGCGCATTGACCGACGCCCGATCCGAGCGCCGCGATATCGACGCCGTCTGGTCGCCGACCATCGACTATATGCTGGAGCGCGGGATGTGGAATTTCGCCACCCGCGCCCAGCAATGGATGCCGTCCGACACCATCGATCCCGAATTCGGCTATGAATTCGCCTATGAGAAGCCTGACGATTATGTCCGGCTGGTCGATATCGGCGCCGATGAGCGCTATGGCTGGACGCTCGACGATTATTCCGAAGAAGGGTCGGTATTCTACTGCGATGCCGACCCTCTTTATGTCCGCTATGTGTCCAATGATGCGGCCTGGGGCCGCGATCTGGGCAAGTGGCCCTCCGCATTCACCACGGCCGTTGCCTGGGAGCTGGCTTGGCGCGCTGGCGGCCATATCGGCTTTGTCTCCGCCGACATCAAATCCGAGATCGGCAAGGAGCGCAAGCGCGCGCTGACCGAGGCCAAGGGGGCGGACGCCGTCAACCAGGCGATGGCGCAGCTTCCAACCGGGCGGCTGGTGCGGGCGCGCGGCGGGCGGAACGGTTACAACAAGATGAGAAGGACGCCGTATCAGTGACCGATACCCTCGATCGCCTGCAAGGCGCCCTCTCCACGCTCGGCATGAAGAAGCCGGTGCGCGTTGCGACTACCGCCGAGATCACCCTCTCCGGACTCCAGTCCATTGACGGCGTGACCGTTACTGAGGATGACCGGGTGCTGGTCAAAGACCAGAGCGACCTGACCGAGAACGGGCCCTATGTGGCCTCATCCGGTGCCTGGTCACGGCCCAAGGACTTCGATAGCCCTTATGATTTTGTCCAGGGCACGCTCGTTCCGGTCGCCGCCGGAACCGTCAATGCGGGCACCGTCTGGTATGTGTCTTCCGCCGATATCGACTCCATCGGCGAGGACAACATCTCCTTCGCCCAGCTTGATTTCACCTCGGTCGCGATCAGCGACAGCATCGCCGCCGGATCGTCGATCAACCTGAACTCCACCGACGCCGAACTGGTCAGTATCAGCGGCAGCGGCGCGACGATCGCGACGATCACCCTGACGGACGGTCGGTCAAAAATCGTCCGCTTCGAGGGTGCCAATACGCTGGCGAACTCCGCCAGCCTCGCGCTGCCCGGCGCGCTGAACATCACCACGGCGGCCGGGGACTTCGCCCTCTTTTGCGGCTACGGCTCCTCGGTCGTGCGTTGCGCTTTCTACAGCCGGGGCAACAGCCATCCGCTGATCACCGGCGAGGGCACGATCGCGTCGGCGGCGACCGTCGATCTCGGCTCGATCCGCCAGCAATGCATTACCATCTCCGGGTCGACGCCGGTCACATTCCTTGGGGCAACAGCGCCGACGGGGACGGTTAAGTTCTGCCGATTGTCCGGCGCCGTCTTCCTGACCAACAGCGCCAGCATCGTGCTGCCGGAGGGCCGAAGCATCCAGGGCGCATCGGGCGACACTTTCATCGCGCGGCATGATGGGTCCGGGGTCTGGTATATCCTCAATTATACGCGCGCGGTGCCGCAGGTTGTTGTCGACACCACGGCGACAGTTAACGCGACCACATCCGAGAGCGACCTGATCAGCTATGCGCTGCCGGCTGGCTGGCTGGCATCGAGCGGCGCTGGCGTCCGTATCCGCGCTTGGGGGGTCGGCACCACGGTCTCGACGGCGGTGACGCGGCGCCTGCGCATGTATTTCGGCGCCACGATGATCGCCGATAGC